ATTGGCTTAGACTATACATCTGTGATAGAAATGATTAAACTGTATACAGATAAACCTGCAGAATTAATGGAAAGCATACAAGTTATAGAAGCTGCAGTATTACAGACAATGAATAAGGAGAATAAATAGATGGCTGCAAAGTTTGATTTAATCGTAGCAGCCAAAACTGTAGGTGGGGCTTCTTTAAAACGTCTTGGTAATTCCATGCAAGGCGTACAGGGAAGGGTTAAAAACCTACGCATGGCAATGTCTGGGCTTAATAAGACATTCGCAACATTAGGATTGATTTTATCTGCAGGTGCTTTTGTTCGTATGGTCAAAGGTTCTATAGATGCTGCAGATGCTTTTGGTAAATTAGAAACACAAACAGGAATAGCAGCCAATACATTACAGGCATATGTAAACGCAGGTAAATTAGCAGGTGTTGAACAGGCAACTATAGAAAAAGGGCTAAGAAGATTAGCTCAATCAATGCGAGAAGCAGATCAGGGTGTTGCTACATATAAAGATGCGTATGATGATTTAGGAATATCTGTAAGAAATACAGACGGCACTTTAAAAACAAATCAACAAGTATTAGGTGAAATATCAGATGCTTTTGCAGGTATGGAAGATGGCGTTACTAAAACTGCTATTGCGATGGAAATATTTGGTAGGTCTGGGGCGCAAATGGTTAATCTTCTTAATGATGGTAAAGCGTCACTAGAAGAATTTAATTTTGAAGTATCAGATAGATTTGCACAGAACTCGGAATATTTTAATGACCAGATGACCATGCTTGGCTTTACATTCCAAGGCTTTAGTAAACAAATTGCAGATGCTTTATTGCCTACTCTAAATAATCTTGCAGAAATGTTTAGGGGAATATCTTTAGATGGTAGCCAATTAAATGATTTGTTTTATATTCTTAATGGCACATTAAAGGTGTTAGCTGCAACTGCTTTTACCGCATATAAAGGTTTTGAGATTTTAGGTTTTAGCATAATGCAACAGTTAAAAGCCTTAAATGAATTTAGAAAAGGTAATTTTAAGGCAGGATTTGAAGAAATAAAGAAATTTTATACAGAATCAGCAGAAGATTTTGGTAAAAGCATGAAAACTTTTGATCAAATATTTAACGGATCAGCAGAAGCAAGTGAAAATTATGGCAAAAAAACTGGCAATATGCTTAATAGGACTTTTGGACAGGCTATGGTTGCAAAACTTGATGCTTTTAAGAAGAGTATAAAAGGTGTTGGTGATGCTATGGGTGATGTTGTTGTTAAAGGAATTAAAGGTATGGAAGATGCCTTAGTAGATTTTGTGATGACAGGAACATTGAATTTCAGAAAATTAGCAAACTCTATAATTTCAGATATGGTAAGGATTGCGATACAGCAAGCAATAACAGCACCTTTAACAGGTTGGTTTAAAGGTTTATTTGGTAATGCAGATGGTAATGCATTTATTGATGGAAAGGTACAAAAATATGCTTATGGCGGTGTAGTAAACAAACCAACTTTATTCCCTATGGCTAATGGAATGGGTCTTATGGGAGAAGCAGGGGCAGAAGCTATTCTTCCATTAAAAAGAGGTAGTGATGGTAAATTAGGCGTAAAGGCACAGGGAGGAGGTACTAATATTGTTGTTAATGTAGATGCTTCTGGTAGTTCTGTAGAAGGTGATGAAACAGAAGGTAGGGCGCTTGGTAGGCTTATTGGGGCAGCTATACAAGCTGAAATAGTTAATCAAAAAAGACCAGGAGGTTTATTAGCATAATGGCAACATTCCCAAGCATCGAACCTAGCTATGGTTTAACAAAAAGTTCAGCACCTAATAAAAGGGTAGTAACTTTTGCTGATGGTTACGAACACAGGCTAACTTTTGGATTAAGTGAGCATCAAAACGGGAAAGTATATAATCTTGCATGGAATAATTTAAGTGAAACAGATAGTGATACTGTAGAAACTTTTCTAGATGCAAGAGCTAATGATAATGCCAGTTTTGATTACACACCACCAGGCGAAGGTGCTGCATCTAAATTTGTTTGTGATACATGGCAGAAAAGAATAGATGTTCCTAATAGAGCTACTATTACAGCTACCTTTAGGCAAGTTTTTGAACCATGAGCAAAACACCTTTAATTACAGATTTACAGAAAATTAATCCATCTGCAATTATTGAGTTATTAACTATAACTACTGATGCTACATTACATGGATCTGCACAAACTTATAGGTTTCATAATGGAACAAGCCTAAATGCTAATGGAGATATTGTCTGGGCGGGTAATACATATATAAGAATGCCAATACAAGCAGAAGGTTTTGCTTATCAAAAAGGCCAAGTACCAAGACCTACTTTAACTGTTAGTAATGCCCTCGGAACTATTACCGCCATCTTATTAAACGTAAACAAGGTAACAACAGGAAATGATTTAACTGGTGCAACTGTAAAAAGAATAAGAACAAGTGCAAGGTATCTTGATGCTGTTAATTTTCCTGATAATACAAATCCGTTAGGTACACCAGATCCTACTGCAGAAGATGTAGAAACTTTTGAAATAGATAGAAAATCAGCAGAGAATAGAGAAGTTGTACAATTTGAACTTGCAGCTTCAATTGATATGGCAGGTGTGTATGCTCCAAAACGTCAATGTACTAGAACAGAATTTCCTTCTATCGGTACGTTTATAACATGACTTGGAAAGAAGAAGCACTTGTTCATGCGAAAGACCAAGATCCTAAAGAGTCTTGCGGTTTATTGTTAAATATCAGAGGAAAAGAAAAATATTTTCCATGTCGTAATTTATCAATGACAAGTCATCAATGTTTTATTATTGATCCAGAAGATTATGTAAGAGGTAGTAATTTAGGAGATATAACTGGTATTGTGCATAGTCACCCTGTAACACCTGCTATAGCTAGTCAGGCAGATAAAATTTCTTGTGAGCAAAGCAATCTTCCTTGGCATATTGTTAATCCAAAAACAGAACAATGGGGATATTATGAGCCTTGTGGATATAAAGCACCTTTAATTGGTAGGCCGTGGGTATGGAATGTTACTGATTGTTTAAGCCTGGTAACGGATTGGTATTTAGAAGAAAAAGGAATTGAGTTAATTAAAGCAACAAGACCTTTAACACCTGAAGAATTTGAAGAAAACCCAGAATCAAAAGTAGATGGTGATTTCAATAATTATTTAATAAAAGTAGGATTTCGCTTGTTAGCACCAAATGAAAAATTAGAGAATGGGGACGTTTTAGCAATGGGAATTTTAAATAAAGGATTAAATCATGTTGGTATTTTTATAGATGGCGATATTTTACATCATTTAACAGATAGACTATCTTGTAGAGAGCCTTATAATCCATGGTTATTAAAATGTACAGGTGGGAGGTATCGTCATGATGCGTAAATTAAAAATATATGGTGAACTTGCTGAATTTATAGGCCATAAAGAATTTGAAATACAGGTAGATAGTCTTGCAAAGGCAGTAAGTTTTTTAATTAATAATTTTCCTCAAGTAGAAAAATATATGAACCCTAACTATTATCAAATAAAAGTCGGTGATTATACTATTAGTGAAGAAGAAATATGCAATCCTATAGGACAGGAAGATATACACATTGTTCCTGTTATCGCAGGTTCAGGTAGAATAGGGAGAATATTTTTAGGGGTTGCTTTAATTGCTTTATCTTTTGGAGCTTTTGGAGCTTTTGGTGGAGGTCTAACTTTTGGAAAAGGATTTGCTGCCAGTTGGAAAGCAGCCTCATTATGGGGAGCAAAAGGAGCTTTACTCCTTGGTGGTACTTTGGCGCTTTCAGGAGTAAGTGAATTATTGTTCCCACTTCCAAAATTAGAAGGCTTTGATTCAGGACAAGATCCTAGACTATCATTTAATTTTTCTGGAACTCAAAATACGTCACGGGCAGGTACACCTGTGCCTATAGTTTATGGCGAAATTATGACAGGATCAGTTGTTATAAGTGGAGCTATTGATACTCAACAGGTGCAAGCATGACAAAACCTAAAATAATAAGAGGTTCTGGAAAAGGAAGTGCAAAGCAAGCACCACCACCTACTAGAACTCCTGACAATTTACATAGTAAACAGTTTGCTACATTCTTAGATTTAATTTCTGAAGGTGAAATAGAGGGTTTTGCTACTGCTTCAAAAGAAGGATTAACAAAAGGAACAACTGCATATAATAATGCTGCATTGAAAGACGTATTTCTAAACGATACACCTATTTTAAAATCTACAGCCACTTCTGCTAGTCCAATTCCTACCGATTTTAATTATCAAGATGTATCTTTTAACCCTAGATTTGGTACTGCAGATCAAACAAAAGTAGAAGGGATTGAAGGCAGTTCTTCTTTAGCAGGAGTAGGTGTAACTGTAACAACATCTTCTCCTGTTACTAGACAAATTACAAACACAGATGTTGACGCTGTAAATGTAACAATAACTGTTCCACAACTACAAAAGGCAACAGATAAAGGTGATGTATTAGGTTCTAGTATTCAATTAAAAATATCAGTTCAATATAATTCTGGTGGTTATACAGATCTCTTTACAGATACGATTACAGGAAGAACTGCTGATGCATACCAAAGAGACTATAGAGTAAACCTTACAGGTGCTTTTCCTGTTGATATAAGGGTTTCTAGGATTACACCAGATAGTACAGACTCAATGCTCGTTAATGCTTTTCAATGGACAAGCTACGGAGAAATTATTGACGATCCTAATACTTATGCAAATAGTGCTTATACTTCTCTGCGGTTGGACTCAATGCAGTTTGGTTCAGTACCAAGCAGAAAATATCGTATAAGAGGAATAAAAGTAAGGATTCCAGGTGCAGGTGCTAATAGCTCAGGTACACCAACTGTTGATAATGCTACTGGTCGTATTATTTACCCTGATGGATATATTTTTAATGGTGTTATGGGCGCTGCTCAATGGTGTTCATGCCCTGCAATGATTCTACTTGACCTGCTTACAGATACTAGGTATGGATTTGGTAGTCATATAACTGATAGTACTATTGATTTATTTTCATTTGTAACAGCTAGTAAATTTGCAAATACTCTTGTTGATGATGGTTTTGGAGGGCAAGAAGCTAGATTTAGTTGCAATGTAAATATTCAATCTTCAAGTGAAGCCTTTAATTTGATAAATGACTTGGCAGGTGTTATGAGGTGTATGCCTATATGGTCTAGTGGCAGTATTCAACTTGCACAAGATAGTCCTAAAGATGCAAGTTATTTATTTAATTTATCTAATGTAACCGAAGCAGGTTTTAGTTATTCAGGAAGTGGTTTAAAAACAAGGAATACTGTAGTTTCTGTTGCTTATTTCAATATGGATACTAGGGATATAGATTATGAAGTTTATGAAGATACCGCTTCAATAGCAAAGTTAGGAGTATCTATCAAGCAAGTAAGAGGATTTGCTTGTATATCAAGAGGACAGGCCAGTAGATTAGCAAAGGCTATTTTATTTGCTGAACAAAATGAAAGCGAAATTGTTACTTTTGGTACTTCTATAGAGTCTGGAATTATTGTAAGACCTGGTAATGTCATAGATATTGCTGATCCTGTTAGAAGTGGAGTAAGAAGAGGTGGAAGGATTGCTGCAGCTACTACTACACAGATAACAGTAGATGATTCTGCTTCAACAGATTTACCAACTACAAATAATCCAACTTTAAGTGTAATCTTGCCTGATGGAACAACAGAAACCAAGTCAATATCAAGTATTTCAGATGCAGTTATAACAGTATCTTCTGCCTTTTCACAAACCCCTAATGTTAATACAATCTGGCTATTACAAGATGATACAGTTGAGGCTCAGAAATTTAGAGTAATAGCAGTAGAAGAGTCTGAAGGTGTTAATTATGCAATTACAGCCTTATCTTATGTTCCTGAAAAATATGCATTTATTGAAGATGGTGCAAGTTTACCAGCAAGAACAGTATCTATATTAAATGAATTAAAAGATGCACCTGGTTCGCTATTAGCAGAAGAAAAACTTGTTGAAATAAACAATCGGGCTGTATCAAAACTAATTCTTAGTTGGCAGCCTGTTATTGGTGTTACTCAATATCAAGTCAATTACAGGTTCAATAATGGTAACTATGTCTCTACAACAGTTCCTTCTCCTGATTTTGAAATATTTAATACTGATATTGGGACGTATGAGTTTCAAGTATTTAGTTATAACGCAGCATTACAAACAAGTGCAGTTTCTTCTGATTTAACTTTTAATACTATTGGTAAAACTGCAGTTCCACAGGATGTAACAGGTCTGTTAGTAGAACCAGTATCAGATCAATTTCTTAGATTACGTTTTAATAAAGCTACAGATATAGATGTTACGCATGGTGGAAACTTAGTTGTAAGGCATAGTAATCTAACTAATGGGAATGGTACTTTTACTAATTCTGTTGATATTATCCCTGCATTACCAGGTAGCGTTTCAGAAACTTTAGTACCTGCTGTAGATGGTGAATATATTTTAAAATGGCGGGACGATGGCGGTAGGTTAAGTGCAGGGGAAGCATCTGTAGTTGTTACTAATCCAGACCCATTTCCTAAACTTGTTACATTTACAGATAGAGAAGATACAGATTCACCTCCTTTTGGTGGTACAAAAGTAGATTGTTTTTATAGTGATGATGTAAATGGTCTTGTCTTAGGTTCATTAGAAACATTAGATTCTGTTACTGATTTTGATGCTATCGCTGACTTTGATTTCTTAGGTGCTGTAGATATAACAGGTGGTAGTTATGATTTTGCAAATATTTTAGATTTAGGTTCTACACACCCTTTAAGGCTTACTAGGCATTTTGTAACTCAAGGTTTTTATCCTAATGATCTAATTGATAAAAGGACTGCAAATATTGATACCTGGACGGATTTTGATTCTGCAACAGCATTTGATGTTAACGCAAAATTGTTAGTTGCTACTACTACTGCTGCACCTTCTAATGGTTCAAGCTATCAAGATAGTGATTTCTCTAGTAAAACATTTAATACATTTGCAAATGGTACACATATTGGCAGGGGATTTAAATTTAGATGTGAAATGGATTCAGACGACCCTGCACAATCTATAGAAATAGATCAATTAGGATATATAGCAGAATTAGATAGAAGAACAGAGCAAAAATCTAATGTTGCATCTGGCACATCTGCATCTGGACTTGCTGTTACTTTTGACCATGCTTTCTTTACAGGTGCTAGTGGTACTAGTGTTTCCGCAGGTTCACAATTACCTAGTATTGGTATTACTGCTAATGATTTAGGTGGTACGGATAAATTTGAAATTACTAATATTTCTGCAACTGGTTTTACAATAAAATTTACTAATGCTGGAAATGCTGTACAGGATAAAACATTTAGTTATACTGCTGTTGGTTTTGGGCGTGGTAGTTAATTTTAAAGTAGGATATACTTAAATAAAAAATTAGGTTAGACAATGGCTCAACATGATTACGTTATAGATAACTCCACGGGAGCTAACGTTAGGGCTGATATAAATAGCGCATTATTGGCAATATCTTCAAATAATTCAGGATCATCAGCACCTTCTACAAACTACGCTAGTCAATATTTTGCTAATACAACATCAGGTATTATGCAGCTTAGAAATACTGCTAATAATGCTCATATAAATTTATTTAGTCTTGCTGGTGGCCCAGCTTTTGCTGTTGATGGAACAATTAATAGTATAAATATAGGAAAAGGTGCAAACTCTGTTGCAGGTAACACTGTTCTTGGAGAAACTGCTTTAGATGCTTCTGTTAGTGGTGGAAATAATACTGCTATTGGTAAAGATGCTTTAACTGCCAATACCTCTGGAGCAAACAACGTAGCTGTTGGTGCAAATGCTTTAGATGCTAATACAACTGGATCACAGAACTATGCTGTTGGTAAATCAGCTTTAACAGCAAATACAACTGCAAATAGTGGAAATGCGTTTGGCTTTGAAGCATTAATGACTATTACTACTGCTGGAGGTGGAACTGCTTTTGGTCATAAAGCTGCAAGATTATCTACAGTACAAATACTTGCCGTAGGTGCTGAAGCTGCTAAGAATAATTCCACAGGAGCTAATAACACAGCTTTAGGAAACTATAGTTTACAAACAAATACTACAGGAGCAAGTAACACAGCAGTTGGAACAAATACTTTACTATCAAACACAACTGGATATTCAAATACGGCTGTAGGTTATCAAGCTTTAGACGCAAATACTACTGGAAATAATAATATTGCAATGGGTGAAAATGCTCTTGGATCAACCACAACCGGAGCTGGTAATGTTGCTATGGGTTCTGGAGCTTTAGATGCTAATACTACTGCTAATTTTAATACAGGAATAGGTCATTCGGCTCTTGGTGCAAACACAACTGGATATGATAACACTGCTGTTGGTAAAGGTTCACTACAAGCAACCACAACTGGAGTTGGTAACACTGCCGTCGGTCTTGACGCAATGTATGACAATACAACTGGTGATAAAAATACAGCCCTAGGTGCTGCTGCATTAGCAAACAATACTACTGCCGATAATGTTACAGCTGTTGGTTATCATTCACTATTAAATAACACAACTGGAACTTCTAACGCAGCTTTTGGTAAAGATTCACTTAAAGCAAATACGACAGCATCTAACAATACAGCTTGCGGTGCTTTTTCTTTAGAACTTAATACGACAGGAGCTAATAATGCAGCCCTTGGACAACAAGCGTTAGGTCTCAATACGACTGCAAGTAATAATACAGGTATTGGTTATCATGCTTTAAAAGCAAACACAACTGGAACGGCAAACGTAGCAGTCGGTGCTGGTGCTTCAACAGCAAGCACAACTGGATCTTATAATACTGCTGTTGGCCGTGCGGCTTTATTGAATTGTACTACAGGTTCTAGTTGTGTAGCGGTTGGAATGGATGCTGCGGCTGCCCTTACTACAGGTGTTAATAATAATGCTGTTGGATTCGAAGCTTTAAAGACTGCTACTACTGCCCTAGAGTGTAATGCTTTTGGATACCACGCATTAAGAAGTCTTACGACTGGAAATGTCAATATGGGTATAGGACAGATTGCAGGGAAAAACATAACTACTGGTACTTATAATACTTGTGTAGGTTCTCACGCACCTGGATTTGATATAACAACTGGTGGTAATAACCTTATGTTAGGTAATGATGCTGGTAGATCAACAAGTCCTTCTGGAAGCGTAACTACTGGAAGTAACGTAGTCTGTCTGGGTAATAATAGTATTGCTAATTTATATTGTGCTGATACTTCAATTTCTAGTTCTGATAAGAGAGATAAAACTGATATAGCCGATTTTGCACATGGATTAAATTGGGTTAATCAATTAAAGCCTGTTACGTATCGTTGGGACAAACGCTGTTGGTATGATGATGGAACACCTGATGGTACTAAAAAAAGAAGTAAAAAACATATTGGATTCCTAGCTCAAGATGTATTAACTATTGAAGGTAGTCCTACTAATAAAGATGATATGTTAGTTGTTAATTTAAACGAAGACGATACAGCATATGGTCTTAAATACGAAAGATTAGTTCCAGTTCTAGTAAATGCAATAAAAGAACTATCCGCAAAAGTCACAGCCCTCGAAGCAGGGTAAACTGTAAACAACTACTTTTTTATCATGGAAGAAAAAACCGCAGATGAAATCGCAGCAATCTTCTCTGCTGCTGGTGATAGCGTTACTGTAATAGGTGTCGCTAAAACTGAAGATGAAACAACCGATGAATACAAAGATCGCATCAAGCGTAATGTAGAGCATCTTGAAATTATCAAAGCCTACAAGAAACTAGATGAAAAAACTTCTATCTGGACATCAGAATCTTTTACAGCTATTGATAAAGCTATTACTGATGGTAAAAAACTCTACTAAATTATGAATTTACAAGAAAGATTGCAGCAACTTGCTCAACAAAGAGAGCAGTTATGGATTGCTTTGCATGAAGTTAACGGGGCAATGAAGATCCTTGAGGAACAGATCTTGGAGACTCAAGCGACAGCCGAAGTATCGCAGCCATCAGATACAAAGGCATCAGCCCCACAAGAAGAAGTAGTACCATCAAAGTAAGTGGTGCTAACATTTTATTAAATACTTCTTTAATCATGCAAAAATTAATCAACGGATTAGCCTGTTTAACATTTCTGTTAACAATAGGTGCTATAGGTTCAGCATACTTTGGTTATAAGTACATCACAAGTCCAGAAGGACAAGAGAAAATAAAAAAACAAATAATGGACGAATTAACAGGCAATATGCCTGATTTAATAAATAAAGAACTACCTAGTTTTACACAACCTGCATCACCTACTAAGTCGAAATCACCACTTAGTCTTTAATGCCAGAAATAAACCTAATACCTAGTTCAGCAATACCACGTATACCAATAATAAATATTCCTGTAGAGCAATCTTTACCTAACACAAGACATATAACAAGAACATTATCACCAACGCTTACGATGCCTTGTGTGACCCTTAGAAATGATGGTACAAAGAACAATCAATTATTTATAGATGACCCTTCAGGAAATAGAATAGTATGCCCATTGCCTTATTATGTACCCATACAATATGACAAGAAAAAGATACTCCTGGTAGAAGAATCAAAACCACCTACTAATGTAGATACACCTGAAACAGATCTAGAGAAGCCAGAAGTACCAAAAATACCAGAAGAAGAAAAGGTAGATTGTCCTGATCCTAAAAAGAATAATCCTAGAATTGGTGATTTAAATGCAAAAGGTACAGAAAAGGTTGTAGGTTTTAAATATGTAGAGGAAACTAAAGAATGTGTTGTGCAATATGAACCAACAACAGCAGTTGAAAAATACCTGCCTTCATCTAATACAGTATCTACTACATTTGCAATAACAGTAGTCGCAACCACCGCAGCTACACTTAGTGCGCCATTATTAAATAGAGTACTTAAGCCATTATTTAAACAGATTATTGGTAAGGTCAAAAAACTATTAGGTAAAAAGGGTACAAAGTTTGAAGGTAAAAAACCAATAAAAAGTAAATTAAATAAAAACAGCTAATGTTAAAATATAACTTGCATAATAAAGGGGTAAACCCCATACTATAGAAAAGCTGTTATTCTTTACCTTACACAACTATGTCATTTGAAGAAGAATTTGAAAAAATGGAAAGGATAGAATGGCTAGCTAAATTTGATGATCGTCAAGTTATGAACGCTGCAAGGATGTATCTTGAATGGCTATTCCATTTACCAGACGATTATCAACCTCCTGTACATAGCGAATTTACTCTTTAAATATGAAACCACAACCAGAACAATTACTAAAGCAATTAAAAGATTGGCAAAATAAAAAGAAAGTATGCCAAGAACAGATAGATGCTAGGAAAACAATACTAGAAGATTACTTTAATGATGGTTATGTTATGTCCGCTTTTGAAATAGATGGTGTAAAGGCTACTAGAAGGCGTAAACCTGAAAAGTGGAAATATACAGATAAATTAAATAGTTACAGAAAAGATATATTAGATGCTTTAGAAGATAGAGAACAACAGGAAAGGGAAGAAGGTCTAGCTACTAAAGTAGATACAGGCTTTACATGGGCAATTAGATGAAAACAACAGAACGTGTAGAACAGGCGTTTAAACGCATAAAAGAGTTACTAACCTTAGTAGCTGATTGGACTAAAGACCCTAAAGAAGATTTATTGACAAAAGAATTTAGAGAAAGAAAATTACAGTTAATAGAAGATTTATATATACAATTAGGCGAACTTAATGACAGGTTTATGTTTACCCATGAATCGGAATTTAAAACTAAAGAATATGTAGTTGAATATGAAAAGATTAAAACACAAATTAATGATTTAGAAAAATGAATATTAAATATTTTGATGAAAACTCTAAGTTTTACTTTATTTGTGAAGCTTGTGGTGAACCTATAGAAGATTTAGATGGTGTTGTAGATTTTCCTAATGGTTTATCAAAAAATATAAAAAGTCCATTAAGATTTTATTGTAGAGGTCGCTGTGCATCATACGGAAATCTAAGACGATCAAATGATTATTGGGGTTGTATGAACTTAAAAGATTTTCTAGATAACCTTAAGACAGGTAAACAACCCTATACAAAAATATTAAAAAAAATAAAATGAACCCACAAAAAAACAAAGGCGATAGGGCTGAAAGAGAAGCCTGTATATACCTAACAGCAGCCACAGGGCATATTGTAGAAAGGCGTTTTGGTGCAGGTCAGGATAAAGATAAAGGAGATCTCGTTGGTATTCCTAATACTGTAGTGCAGGTGTGCGACTATAAGAACAAAAGTGAAGCAGTACTAAAAAAACCTAGAGAAGCAGAACAACAAAGAATCAACGCTAATGCCAAACACGCTATTACTATGGTCAGGTTTAATAAAAGGCCTGGTTGTGCAGAAGGTGATAATTGGCGTGTTGTTATGACTATTGAGCAATTTGCAAGATTGATTAG